TGGTTAATCCAATACCTCGTATAGAATCAGGAGTATCTATTCCAAAACATGAAATTGGTAAACCTTTATCTGTACCTGTATTCGATAATACTGGTGATGCTAAGTTTAACCATCCTTTCCACATATACCTGAAGAATTTATTCTCCATATCTGGTCTGTCAAGTCTTCTAGCAATTGTAGAAGCAACTCTTCTAAACGCTTTTTTTGGCGTTTCATCTGCTAAAAGATACCCTTTAGAAATCGTAGCAATTGATATTTCATTCATCCATTCAGGATAGTCCTTCCCTGACTCCCAGGAAGTAGTGTCTACTATTATGCTCATATGTTTTTTTTAAAATGCGTTAGACCAGTCAATATGACCTTTACTGTAATTTGTAACTCTGCTTGCAAAGAAATCAGTTTGTTGTTTACCTGCAATCACTGCATCAAACCATTTCATTGTTTTAAGTGCTCCTTTGTCAATATCTGAGGAGGGGATGATAGGATCTAAGCCAAGATCACCCATTTTAGTATTAACTCTATGTTTAATAAAGTTCTTTAATTCAGCTTTAGTAAGATTCTCTAAATCACCCATTTCAAATACCTTATCGATAAAATCAAATTCAAGTTTTAAAGCTAAATGTGCTGCTTCTTCGATTTCTTTAATCAATTCCGGAGTCTTAAATTCTGGGTGTTCTTCCATTAGGGTTCTAAACAGCCAACATCCAGCATTTGAGTGTAGAGATTCATCTCTTACTGACCACTCTACTATTTGACCAACTCCTTTTAGTAGGTTACGCATTTTATATGATAATAGTACTGCAAAAGAAGAGAATAGGTTAACTCCTTCTGTAAACGCAGAAAAAATTGCTAAGGACTTAGCTCTTTCATGCCAGTTGGGAGTACCATCGTGATTATCTCTAACATTCATTAAAGCTTCTATTTTAGCCATAGTAGCTTCATCTTCAAGAAATTCTGAAAAGTCATCTAATCCTAATTGTTCATTTAGTAACGAGTATGCTTCCGCATGAATAGTTTCTGAAGAACCTAAAGTAGTCCCCATCATTATCACTTCTGGTTTTCTAAACCACTTAGTTACTAAGGTAGACCAGTAATCATTAACTATTGTTTCTGTTTGTGCAAATCCTTTTAAAATTTGCCCTACAACGTTTTTTTCACTAGGAGTCATGTTGGACTTCCAATCTGTTACATCGTTTGCCATTGGTACTTCAGTATGTAACCAATGTGCTTGTTGTTGCTTTAACCAGTAATCGTAGGCCTGTGGGTATTCGAACGGTTTATAAACTATTCTTTCTTTAAGTAAACTCATATATCTTTATATATTATTAGGTTGCTGAGACAATGAATCCTCAAGAATCAGTTAGAAAAATCTTGAGGATACTTTAATAAATATGCCTCTTATTTGTTATTAATTTGTTCTACACTAAAAAACTTTTTAGCTAACTCTTTATGGGTGGAGGTAACACCGTTTGCATTAGGTTCTAAGTCTTCCATATCAGCTTGACCTTCAAATTCAATGTGACCATTATTGGTATCCATTTTTAAATTATAAGTCATACCGTCCATTCCATATCTATTTTTCATAATATGCCATCTTCCTGTTCCGAGTACTTTATCTTCTTTCATTCTAGATAAAGAAAAGCACATATCTGCTACCATCATCTTATCATAAGACCCTGCTGCTTTATCTCCTTCTATAACTGAATCTTTAGCACCCATTCTATTTACTTGGGATGGAGTTATTACTGGAATCTTGAATTCCTTAGCTAATCCTTTAGTTGCTATAAATACATCATCGATTTCATCTTTACGTTCAGAGAATTTTCCTTTAGATGGTGCTCTTAAGTAATCTACATAATCAATTACCACTAAATCCGGTTTATGCTCCATATCTATACACTTTTGTATATGGGATTTTACGGTATTTACTGTAGCTCCTTTAGGAGCATATTCCTTAACTATTAGTTTACCTTTCAAGGCTTCTACTTGCTTCTGTACATCTTTTCGATGATCATTTACTTCGTCAATAGAGTAACCCGTAAAGTAACAATCGAATCGTTTTCCGACATAATCTTCTCCTAGTTCCAAAGTATAGTAGTTAACGTTGTATCCCATTTTAACAGCATGTGCTGCCATAGCAACACAAGTCCAACTCTTTCCACCGCCTGGGTTACCGAATACGATTGCTAAGTCTCCAGGTCCAAATCCACCTTGGATGCCTTCATTCAATACTGGCCATGGTGTAGGTATAGTAGGTCTGTAGTTTTCTCTATAACGACTTTCGATATCTTTATTATATTCATGACCTATATTCTTATCCATACCTGCTTTCATAGCTTTTTCAACTACGTTCCTAATACCGTCAAAATCTCCCTCTTTTAAAAGGTCTGCAGAATTAAGTATCGCTGATTTCATTTCTTGGTTCTTACAGAAATTAGTAAACTCTTCTTGAACATACTCTAAATCGTCTTGAGACGCAGCATAAGAATTTCTCAACTCTTCTTTTAGAGCAACTTGTAAAAGTTCGTTATCTAATTTTTGAAGTTCTACCTTTAGAACATCCATCGTAACTGTGGTATGGTACTTATCGAAATAATTCATTATTTCATTGATAATCCACTTATGGGCGTCCGAGTCGAAGTAATCTTCGGTTAATACATCTCTTACGTTTAATAAGAACGTTTTATCTGTCAATAATGACCCTAAAACTTTTAATTGGAACCCCTTTCCGTACTGTTGTAAACTCTTTAATGTCATATTAAAACCTTTATTTTATATAATTAAATATAGTTAATCTTTTGTTAATAACCTACTGTTATGTAGTCTTTTTTTAACTAATTTGATACCGCGGTAAGTCCTCTAAAATTCTCTAACCATCCTTCAGTATTTTTAGTAATGCCTTCAATTTTATCTTGCTCTAACTGCCTTAGAAAAGCACCTGTTTGCAAGTCCGGAAGTGATGCTCTAAGAACATCCATAACATACTCTTTTTCTTTATCGTCTAAATCAGAAACATTTAAGTCCATAAGTTTAAAGTTGGTTTCAACTCTATCCCATTCCGTTATAATTTTAGGAAATATTTTCTTAAACTTCTTCTCTTCTAATTTTTCAGCACATACATCGTATACGTACTCTAGACTCATATTAGGTTCTTTAGCCAGTTTAGGGAACTCTGAAAGTATGGTTTTTATACCTAATCCTTTTACTCCTGCTAAATTATCGGAATTATCCCCTAATAACGCTTTAACTATGTTGTAATTTTCCGGTAATACCTTAAGTTCATCGAATATATTACTCTCAGTAAAGGTTTTCTTTTTGATTGGTGCATATACTTCAACAGTATCATCCACTAACTGTAAAAAATCCTTATCTGATGAGATTATAGTGCACTTTTTAACATTACTACTTGAAGCTCTTTTAGCAATATATGCTATTATATCGTCTGCTTCTAATTTCTCCATCATTAACTGCTGTACTGGTAAGCAATCTAGATAGTCTTGCGTTCTATGCAATTGTCCAATAAGAGCTTCCATTTCTTCCTGTTTACTGTCATAAAGTCCCCAGTGTGTTATTCTACTGGTTGCTCTTTGAGCTTTGTAATTAGGGTCAATGTTCTTTCTATTAGCAGAACCTCCTTTTCCATCCCAAACTATTACTACTCTGGTAGGATCAAATATTCTGGTAACATACCCTAAAGAGCGAAGGAAGCCCACCAGGCCTCCGATATGTGCGCCTGATGGGTTCATCGCCTTGAGAAGAGAGAAACTACGAATTAACATATTCATAGCATCTACGATCAAGATATGATCGTTCAACTCACGGGGTGGGGTCTCTTTTAAATTATTAAGTATATTTTCGTATGCCATTAGTCTAGTAGATTAGGAGATATTGGTGTTTCTTCTAAATCTCCTTCTTCGATTAAGTCGAAGTCTACTGAACCTACCAGCTTTAACCAGTGTGCTTTATGTGCATCTCTATACTTATCAATTGCTTTCTTATCATCTTCGATAAAGCCATGTTGAGTCATAACAATTCTACCTCTAGATTGTACTCCTCCGATATGATTTTTCTCCACTTGAACGTTAGTACGTTTAGCAAATTCTACTTGCATACCGTTTTTGATAGCTTTTATTTTAGATGTACCAGGATTGGTAATATTTCCAAAAGTGATTACTAATGTAGCATCGTACCACATTGACATACCTCCCTTATTCTGTAATTTTGGTTGTCCCATTGGATGTTCTGGTTTCATAGTCCAGACTTTATTAATAGCTACCAAAGTATTAGTATAAGCGGCATTTTCCTTTCTAGATAGTAAGATTTTCTGGTTAAGATTATTACCAAATTGAGTAGACATAGCACCTGCGTTCCATTCATTATTGTTCTTATTCGAACGTACTGATAAATCACAAGGTACAGAACCAATACTATCCCAGAAAAAACACATATCATAAGGTAGGTTACCTTTTGCTTGTTCATCCATTAAATCAGCAATATAAACTGCTACATCTTCTATAGTATTAAGCTGTCCTCTGTCTGCATATAGGAAATGTCCTTCATAATCAGTAACATTACCATTAGCATCTTTAGTTTCTTCAAACTGTAGTCCCATCTCTTTAGCATGATCCCAAGACCATTTCATCTCTGTAATAATGAAGACAGGTAATATACCCAGTTTCTGGGCATTTACAGCTGCTTCAATTAGAGCTGTGGTTTTTCCTGTATCACTATGACCTCTTAATAGTGTGATATGACCGGTTGGGATACCTGGAAGAGAAGTAATGTCTTGAAAAGCTTTAGAAAGAGGAATCCATCCTTGTTCTTTAAACTTTACAGAAGCATTTGAAAAACCTTTCTTCTTTTTAAAATTTCCTAAATTAAACGACTTCTGTACAGCAGCAGTCGCTCTTGCTTTTACTTCTTCTTTCTTTTTTGCCATGTTTATTCGTTAAATAGATCATCAAATTTACTTACTGTGTCTTTGTTGCCAGCCGTAGCTGTTTCCAAAGTAAAGTCAGTTTTCTGTTGACCTAAGCTTTCTGGCAGTTTATCTGTTCCTGTAGATTCTGGAGTTTCATCTCCTGATCCTGGGTTAAGATAGTTTTGAAGTTGCTTTTTAATAAAATCATAATCGTATTGACTATGTACTTCTACTGGGTTAGGTTGAGTTTTTAACCAAGTATCTACTAAGTCGTTATTATCTGATAAAGGAGTCTGTTTAGGTTTGATTCTAACTGTAGTTTCTGGGTAAGGGTTACCTTGAACCTGTTCTACTACCATATCCCATCCGTTAATAACGTCTGTAAAGTCTCCGATATCTTCATCTTCAGCTAAAGCAAGTAATGCTTTATAAATAGTGATACCGAATCCCCAAAGTCTCACTCCTTTGTCCTCCTCTCCTCTAACGATTACTGGAGCAAATATCCTAGTTTTAGGACTAATTTTCCCTGATAGAGACCAGTTATCTTTATCATTCGTTTTTCTTAACTCTTTAACAAATTCCTCAATTGGATCTTGCTTACCAAAGTTAGAGAGTGCTACCATCGGGTATTTCCCAATTCCGTAGTGAAATTTTAATTCTTTGAAAGGGAAAGCAGGATCAAAAGCAGACGGTACAATACGTAACGTTTGTTTTCCTACTTGTGGTTTCCAAAAAATCTTAGAATAGTCAGTCTTTTCTCTATCCTGACCGGTGTTGTTTAAGGCATCTAGTTTAGCCTTGATTGCATTAATGTCCATATATAACTTATTTTTAAATGTATTACTCTATTAATATAAGAATAAAATATCAATTATCCAACTGTATTATGTTAAATAATTTAGTATTTATCCTTTTTAATTCTGGTCCTTTAGTTAAAAGCACACAGTTTTTGTAATCTGCCCAATTAATTCTGTAAGAAGAGTCCAATTGACCGTTATTGAGCTGTTTGATGAGTGTATTAAGAGCGTTGATTGTGTAGAGGGTATTTGTTTCTTTCTTTCTATGCACTAGTATAGTGTTATCTAAGAAAGCTGAGACATTTCCGAAATCAACGTTATAAGTACATATGTATTCATTTTGACTTTTAGAATAAAGTACAAAAATCTTACTATATATAATCTTATATCTTTCCTGTATCGAAGTAAGAACGCTATCTAAATCCTCTTGGGTAGAAAACGTACAAAACAGTTTGTTACTCATATCACCACTTAAAAAAATATCGTCGAAATCATAGTCGACTGAAAAATCCGTATTAACTCGCATTTATTATAAATATAAACTGTTCTACAAAACTAAATTTTTATTGTACTTAAATTTGACTGGGTACTGTTTATTAGATTCTAATATGGTTTGCAGTTCAAATAAAGTCTCTTTCCCATCTTCTTTACTAAAATCAAACAAGATAGCATCATATGTGTAAAGCGATATCTTAGTCTTTTTGCCTCTTAAGTATCGCAGTACTTCTTTTAAGATAAGAATATTATTTGAGGTTTCCAACGATTGCATCATATAATTCATTAACTTAGCAGGATGTGTTTCTTTTAAGTTAGTATTAAATGGTTTACCCGACTGAGGATTACACACTGTACCTGTTTCTTGGTATACTGACCACATATTGTCTATATACTCCTGTATTAGTCTAAATATCTCTAAATTTTTATGTTCCTCTGGTATTTTACCGTATATTGCTTGAAAGTTAATCTGTTTAGCTTCCTTATACTGTTCGTCTGTTATGTCCTCTGTACCGAAGTAATGCTTTGCTAGTTGCTTATGAGCAGACTCAGGGGTAAGTTCATATCCAATCTGATTACAAAGTAACCTAAGGTGATAACCATCAAAATCAAACTCAACAAAGTAATCATTGGTCGGGTGGAAACAGTTTCGATGCTGCTCACTTTTAGGTATAGCAGCGAAATTAACGCTGTTGAAAGCATTAGTAGGTCTGGAAGTAGCATTATATAAATTATAAAAGGTTAAAACTTTATTGTTCTTAATATTGTATACGGGATCTCTTGGAGTAAAGTTCTCCAGAAATTTATCATAATCTATTCCAATACCATGTTGCTCTAATAAGAAAAATACATTAGTAGCCGTATTATTATAAAAATCAAATCCAGAGGGGATTTCAATATCTAATACAGGACTTACCGCTTCATATGCTTTTTCACAAACTTCGAAATGTTTAGATATAGGTATTAGTTTATTAATATGTGGAAACTCCCTAAATTTATTATAAAAATAATTAACTGTGGAATTAGTTTTAGTTATGTCTAATCTTTCGTATTTTACCATACTATATACTAAAGATATATCTATTGCTCCCTGTAAATTAAAATGATAGAGTAGTTTTTTCTTATCTAATGTATATAGTTTATTGCATTTAGAAAGAATATCGTAGATACGTTGTTTATCTACATTGATACATTCTTCGTGGTCTATAGGAATTATATAGCCGTGTTGACTTTTTAGTATTCTTATGTAAACTGCTACTGTAGTTGTTAATTTAGGGTGATGAAGATCATGTGTAGGTATAATATCTACATAGCAGCCAAGCCTCATTAGCTTTTCTAAGCGTTCTAACTTGTAAGATTCTTCAACTATATAAAACATTATTATAACCTTTTATATAATATAAGAAAAATAAATTGAATTACAAA